TCAGAGGGCTTCATCCTTTTTCTCCTCCTCTCGTGCGGTTGGCTTATCCCCTTCTTCGGATTTGATCTGGAATACCTGTACCACATTACGCAGGGACTGGGGGATCGGTACCCCCATTCTTCCCACGTTCTCAATAATAGACAGCAGCTCATTCGCGAGATAGAAGAAAATCACCGTATTCTGAAAATAATTCATCTCCCCCAGTACCCGGTCCACCAGATGCATCAGGGCGATGATGAGAAAAATGGTCATTTTGCGTGCAATTCCAGTATAACCCATACGGCTGCGCAGCTGGCCGTTCATCCAGGCCGCGCCCCACCCGGTCAACCAATCGATCACCACGAACCACAACAGCAGATGCAGCGGCAGCGACCATCCGCCCCAGACGTAACCTGTCACGGCCCCCGTCCCCGCCACCAGCATCTTAAAAAACTGACCGATGTGCTCATACATAATTCTTCCTCCTTTTATATGGTTTTGAAGGTGTGAAAAAGCCCTCGGGGGAGCCGAGGGCTTAGATTGAAGTTATTCATAGTTGCTTTAACAGAAATACACGGATACACCTTTTAAGCAGTACATCACTTCGCATGCGGATCATGCTTCCGATCGCTGTTGCCCCCAGATTTTCTATAACTTTATGGATAGGGTTAAAATCCGTGGACAAAGGCGACCGCTCCGCTTCTCCAGCATGATTCCGCCTTCTCCGTTGAAGCCCTTCATGCTAGGCCTTTCAAAGCAGCGTTTAATATGCCTCGCCAGTGATGACTTCATATTCATCCGAGGTGATCACGCCAAACGCAACATACTGTCTCAATTGAGACTTCTGCGCCCACTTTTTTTCATAGTAATACTTCAAGCGTTCAAAATCGTTCTCGAACATCGTCTCCCGCTCCTTTCGATCAGCTATTTTCAAGTGACAGCAACCGCAATTCAAGTCCCACGATTTGAGCGCCCTGTGCCTCGTTCTGCTGACGCAGCTCCAAGGCCTCCAGTTCCCGCGTTACCATCTCGCTACCTAAGCGATCCATTTCATTAGGCTCTACTGGTTGAGGTCTAGTTAGCTCCTCGATTTCCTCTGGGGTTAACCCTTCTACCCAAAGTATCGGCTGAGTCGGAGACTCCAGAACCGGTATGTCGTCGCGCTGCTCTTCCGGGAGTGCGTGCCACTTAGACAAGGCTTGTTGGAATGAATCTTGTGCTGCGCTTACGGCAGACTCGTATGCATTCCATGCTTCGAGGTCAATGCGCGGGCGGAACAAGCCGGGGGTTACCGGGATGCCGATGATGTAGCCGGAGATATTGGTTTCTGGTTCGTTGGGTGGCTCATTTTTTGGTTCTGTTGTTTCGTTTAGAATATTTGGTATTGGTTCCATGTCGGAATAAAAAGGGACGACACCAGAAAAGGTATCGTCCACTAAGGTGTCCTCTAAATAGAGACCGTTTGTATTTACTTTAGGTACGGCTTTCATGTGGTGCCTCCTTTATTGTTCGGCTAGGAATGAGACATTGTTAAACCATGCAATAGTAGCCATATTCATGTCGTTTTGCCCTCTCAAAGTCACTAAACCTTCAGGGGTAATTAAAAGTCTTAAAGTACCGTATCCTGTTAAAACTGAATACCCATTCCGTCCACCAATAGGAAAATATAGTACCTCCTTAGGTCTATACCCATCGGGGAGCAACATAATAGGAGCGGAGTCAGTGCTAGAAAGTATGCCATCTTTCAAACTCCCTCGAAAAAGGATTATTCCATTACTAAGTCTTACATATCCAAAGTCATCCTGTTTAGTCCAACTATTCATTATTGTCGGCGAAATCCATCCCGGTTGATCCTTGTCCACTTTCTTGTTCATCAATACGGATACAGCGGTCGTATTCTGCCGCACGGAATCGGTCAGCTCTCGAAGCATTGCCTTTTCATAAGCAGCGTACGATCCGGTGAATGGGACGTTAGGGGACGTATCCAACCTCAAATATGAGACAGAATAGGCAGCGGAAGTATTAAACAAGTCTCTCGGCACGTTGATCGCGGCTCCATTGTGAGTTGTTCTTAGCACCTTTGTGTAGCCACTTATCGGGCGACCGGACTCATATACGCCAAGGAAGTCCTTTACTTTGTATTTCGCTTGTCCGGCTCCCGGAACAGCAGCATTGTATGAGTACCCGCTAGTTGGCGTCTCAGCAGCGAAAACTGCTCTCTCCCGAACCACAATCCCTGTTCCAACCTCGATCTGATTATCTCCCTCGTTAAGCGTCAACATACCTTCGGAAACGATAGGTTCGATAGATTCTTTAGCTAGACGGTACAAGAGTTGGTAAGGCGTCCAATTAGGAGCTTGAGTTGTTGGAAGTTTATCTGTCCAGCCTAACCACGATCTAGTCACACCGTCCGCCCGATAAGCCCACGCCTTTACCCCTGTTCCGTTGTAAAAGTTATTAACCGGATTATCAGGCGTTGCGTTACTTCCTGATCCGTCGTACATCATCCATCCCATAAAATACGCCTTAATCTCGTCAGCTGTAGGTGAATAGTTGTCGCCCCAGCCGCTGTCTGTATTGGCTATTGAAATATAACAACGCTTTGCGTTTCCTGAATCAATTGCACTAATGTCTGGGCTACTGGTTATCTGATTCGATTGGAGTTTTTTGCCGTCATATTTTATGACAGTTTCAGAATACGGTCCAGATGTGTTACTAGGTAAATCAAAGAAAGTCTGTTTCCATCCGGCTCCCTTCCCACCAATACCAACATAGTTAAATTTGTCGGTTAAAGTAGCTTTCACCCACTTCGCCAACCTGAAATACTGTCCGTCTTTTTCAAACACTTCGTCAGCATTCGCACCTGATACTGGATCAGCGTATAAGTCTGTTTGCAATGCGAGCATGGAGGCTTCTTTTGGCTTGAACCGTTTAGATTCTGTCCCTATCCTAAGCATAGGATTTTTAAAGGTATAGGTCCCAGCACCTTTTGGACCGGAAGACATTAAGATATGCAAATATGCTGCGTTATTTGCGGTTATAATTGAAGCCCGCTGAGCATTCAGAAATCCGCCATTATTGTTAATGAGGACTTTATCTTTGTCCATATCCTGCAAAGCTATAACACCGTCATTTTCTACCGCAAAGGTATACTCAGTATTCGGTACACACGGAATCCAGTATTGAAATCCAACATTCACACCAGAAGCGTTAACTATACCTTCATAAGGAGAGACAATATACGGAGAACCAGCCAGCGAACCCGCAAAAAACGCTTCATAAAACGGCGGCAACAAATTCTCTCCATACTGAATCGCATAAGGATTTCGTACAGGTTGAACACTATCGACGTAAGGATACTTGGCGGCGACTTGTTCAGGTGTCATATCGTCTAGGGCAGCGTATTCGGCCTCGCTAATTTCGTATAGTCGAATTGCATCAGCATACCCATATTGACCTAGAGCGCCATAAACTAAAACCGCAATAGTATCATCACCACTGAAATAAGCTGGTTGTATTTTTACCGCTACTGTTGAAAACTTTGTATTATCCGTTACTTCCATAAATGGAGCTGATCCACCAATACCTACATTCTGTTTCTGTAATACGATTCTGGTTGCATTACCGTTCTTAAGGTCTGCTAGCAAAACATAGTGCTTCGTTTTATCGATATTGTTGATCCTACGAAAAATATTACCAGTGTTACCACTGCTCGCTGTAATGGTGATTTTGAATCCATTGTTTCCAGTTGTTTTATTCACATTATCCAGAGCATGAGTGCTCCCGCTATCACTCCATGGGCTAACATCCTCACAATTACCCACTCGCCCCAACAAATTCACCAATGTCCGCCCCTTAATCCCACTCAACTTAAAAGGCGCGCTTCGCTCCGCATTCACGATCTGAAGCCCTGGCTGCAGTACGACTTCCCTATGCTCTTCCGTGTCCAGTCGCTTTTCTAAAGCGCCGATGGCCTCACCGCTTTCACCCGCGAACCGATCTACGGCATCCGCATTTTGATCAATATACTTCTCCAAATCAAAATACGTCGTGGACGGCGAGGTTCGATCGATTTTGTTCAACCCGATATTCGGCGTAACCGGATTCGTCATTTAGGCTCCTCCTCCCAACAATCTGTCTTGTGTCGTTGCTGATATTTCCTCAAACGTCATGCCCTCCACCTCGGCGATAGTGAGATAACGCAGGGCGTAATCGACCGCCATATGGGCGGGTTTGATCTCCTCAATGGCCGATTTCAAGTCACTTAAATTGGGCGGAATGCCCAGCGTATCTCGAAAATGAATCGTCACTTTATACTCCGCCGGCTGGACGGATACCTCGATGCTGCCCCGCTCATAGGCTTGTGCCACATTTTTGAGCATGCTGGCAGACACCTTCCCGCTCCCACGCATCTTCGAGATAATCACCGACCGCCGCTGTTCAATCGGCTTGGATAAGTTGACCGGGATGTTCAGGTCCTGCTCATACCTGGATAGCGCCCAGGTGGCGGTTTCGGGATAATACTGGTCCAACTGATCCTCCAGTTCTTGCGCCAGCTTGTCCAACTCAGCCCCTTCGGCTCCGGCAATGGCTTTCATTTCCCGGACATCATGGTAAAAGGACGGCAAGTAACCCAGCCAGGCTTCGGCTTTACTCATCGGACCGTCACCGTCCCCAGGACAGCTACCGCCTCCGGTTCGATCGGAATGCTGTCTGTTCCTCCGTTCACGGTCAATACCTCGTAGTCGATGACAGACGGAATATCCAAAATCACGTTGGCAATCCGGTTATACCGGACCAACGGGTCGGACATGGCGAGGTCTTTCAGATACTGGCGTACGCCTTGTTCAATCGCTTCCTGCACACCATCCAAGCCGGCCCCATCGAGCAGCGTAACCTGCACTTCAATATGAATTGGCACTTCAGTCGCCCCCACAACGGTGACCACCGAACCGACGGGAGCCGCCCCTTCTCCCATGCCACCCATGGTCGGATCGATATGCTGCTGCACCGATTCCACAACGGAAGACGTAGGCGATCGCATCTCGTTATCCAGCAGCACCACCTTGACGGTGCCGGGTCCATCCCATAACGGAAAAGCCTTGGCCTTCCCGACTCCTGCTTTCTCCCTCGCCCATAACTCATATTGATTCCGGTTCGCACTGGTCACGGGGCGGGAGATTTTTTCGCGGTATCGGTCATATAACGCTTCATCCGATTCGGTATCCTCGCCAGGTACCCAGAGCTCCACCAGTTCGGCCTTAACCAAGCCTTCTACGTATTCCAGCGGAAGCAGCGAACCGAATCGGCGGTTGCCTTCCTTCCCGCTTGTCTCGCATTCCAGCACGTACTGCCCCGCACCCAGCCGGGTCATGACTTTGTAATTCAGCGGATCCAATGAAAAACGGCTCCCTATAGGCACATCCACCGGGACGCCGTTACTGCCCGAAAATTGCCCCAGCAGTTGTGCTTTTGTAGCCTGCTTTCGGGTCAGTCCCGACCAGGCAATGCTCCGATCCAAAAATTCGCCCGATGCCGTAGCAGCAAATTTCAGGTTCATGGAATACTCCAATTCCACGTACATCTGGGCAAGCTCAGCCGCGGAAGGCGCCAACGCATCGTAGATGATGCTGCCTTCCCTTTTATCCATACCCTCCGGGATGCGATCCAGCATCCGCTCCAGAATGGCTTCATACGTCTGTTCCTCAACCATCCTCCCTCACCTCCTTGGTCATACTGTAAGTGCCATACACACTTCGGACCGTAAACTCTGCCATGGCCAACTCGCCAGTAAACGTAATATTCATGTCATCCACCGACAACACGCGATCATCCTGCAGCAGCGCTTCCTTGATGTGCCGTTCGATTTCAGCATAGGCCCACAGCGGGTCACGGCCAATGACGGAGTCCAACTCCTGCCCATAATTGCTGCTGTAGATCAAATGTTCAAAACGGCGCGTCTGAAGGATTTTGACGACTGCCTGTTTCACGGCCTCAAGACCGTCAATGTGACCAGATATCGTACCTTCCTCCAGGTTCAAGTTATACGTTAGGCTGGGCTGCTCCAGTGTTTCCATGATCTCGCTACCCGGTTGCAGCGTTCCTCCCTGCGGAATCATGACGGCTTCACCAACCGATCCAGCACGAGATACGTTTGCCCGCCCTGGTAACGAATGAGCAGCACCGTGTCTCCCGTTTCCAGCCCTTTTCGAATCACATATTCCGCGCCGCCAATGTTCAGCTTGTACTCGGTCATCGACTCTCCGATAACTAAAAAATCCTCCGTCAGGCTGAAACGCTGATCCACGTTCACCTCCAGAGGATGGATTGATGTGACTGTGCCATACAGCACCGCCATCGGGTTTGTGCTACCCACGGCGCTAAGACTGGCTTTTTTGATAATATCCAGCATCCCTGCTTACACCACCTTCATATTCAGCGACATCGTGTGCGTACCGTCCGAGAATTTATGCGTACACTCATCGATGAGATACGGCTTCAAGCCTTCTTCCGGCAGATTCACATAGATCGTGTTTCCGGCACGGACCCGTAAATCCCCGATAGCCTCGATGGACAGCGTCTGCTGCTCCCTGTTCTTCAGCTCCAGCAAATTTTGCGCTAACTGCTTCAACTGAGCGGGATTCATGTTCTCGTCAGCAACCTCGTATAACTGGAGCAGGCCCCACTGGGCAATGTTTTGTCCATGCTGATATAGGTAAACGTCCCGCTTGCCCGTCTGCTTGTTGTCCCGCACGACTTTGATGCGGTTGTACGTCTCGTTGTCGATGCTTTTTTTATATGAAAAATCCGTCATGAGGCTGTCTTCTCCCACTGCAAGCATGAGCAGCATGTCGTTGATGTTGGTCAACGTCAGTTCGCCATACCGGTCGTAAAACATATAGTACTGCTTGGTCGCGATCAACGTGGAATCCAGGGCCTTACAGATGATATCGATCAATTTCTTGTCCGCTTCCAGCATGGCAGGGATCGTATGGCCCGTATCGGCCAGCGTTCCTGTCTTCAGATTGAAATCCTTGGCGATCTTCCGGATGATATCCTCCACCTTGGCATTCGTGAACCGGTAGGTGTCGTTGCTGGACAGGTAGCGCAGCTGATCGTAAGCCATCACCTTGACCTGGGCGTCCATGCCCCACTCTTTGGAAAAAACATACCCATAAAACAGATCCTTGTTATCCTTGCGGAAGCGCACAATGTCGCCGTTCTCCACTTCGAATGCCTTGCTCTGCGCCAGGCCATCGTTCACATAGTTGATATCCAGACTTGCCGGCTTCGCCTGACGGCTTGTTTTCCATGTGATGTCGGTTACGATCTGTCCCAAATCCCACACGCTTCCGTTCTTGCGGTCAATCATCAGTTCGATCACGATGCCACCTCTTTAGGGAATCTTCAGAACCCGGCCGACGGCCAGCTTCCGGACCTCATGGTCCTTGATTCCGTTCAGATTTTGGATGTCCGCATGACGGGAACCGCTGCCAAGCAGCTTTTGGGCAATGCTCCACAGGGTGTCGCCTTTGGCAACCGTATAGGAGGTTGGTTTTTTGCGGTCATCCGGCCTGTCTTTGGTTTTCACCGCAGCGGCCTTTTTGTCCTTAACCGGCATAACCTTGCGTGCCCCATAGAACACATAACGCTTAAGCGTGATCGAGAACTCGATATCTTCCGGCGATCCGGACATCGTATTCCAGTTGAAACTTTCGATGGAGGCCGCCATGTTGATGCCAAAAGACTTCATCGCCCGCACCACATTCTTGCCATCCGTACCGCTCAGCGGATCGGGAACAAGCCCAGTCATAACAAAGCGAACAGGTCGGCGTGACTCCATCCAGCCTTTAATGGTATTTACGTATTCAATCGGAAGCTTCAGCTTCTGGTCAGACCCTAGATGGACAAAGGGATATGCCCTCCCCGGAAAAAAGCTTTCAAACGAGATCTCCGTCAGCTTCGGGTACAGAATCGCATTCACTTCGCCAAGTCCCGCGACCGTATAGGATTTGCCTTCACCGCTATCCTTGACGTCAATCCGCTCAGGATTCACCGGAAATCGAAAAACCTCCTCCTGGTTATTGAAGCTCAGAAAAAATCCGTAATCGCTCATGCTACAAGTACACCCCCTCGGCACTGGACACAAACTGCTCCTCCAGCGTCCGGTTAATTCTCGACATGATCGTATCCAGATCGGCCCCGGAATTAATATCTCCCGTCGTCATCTGCACGGTCGGCGTCAAGGTAATCATATTGCTGATCGCATTCACTTCGGCCAGATCGCGCATCACTTTTAGATCCTCGCTTGCCACGTCAACCGAGTTATCCACTTTACCAATGGAATCGATGCTGCCGCCCGCAGGGGCTACCGGGATTGGCGCCGTTGGCATGGCGGGCATGGACGGGGTTGGGGTGGTTTTCGGAACGGTAACATCGTATCCGGTTTTGCCGGTGTTGTATTGTTTTAAAAGATCCTCGTTGTTCTTGCCCAAGCTCTTATCCGGCATGAATTTATCCTTGAAGGTATCCATTGAAAAATCTTCTATCGCTTTCTGTCCCGTATCCTTAAAATTCGTAAAGTCTGCTTTATACTCGATCTCTGCAATCTGCTTAGTGTCCACGCCAAGGACTTTGCCAAAAAATCCCGCTACCGCGTTCACACCTTTAATGATCCCGTTAATGACGGAAATGACGGTGTTGACCGTGTTTTGCGCCAGATCGACGATGAAGCCGAATACGTTGCTAAAGACCTTTTTTAGTCCTTGTGTAACTACACTCCAAACACCGAATGCTGAAATCACGGCGATAATTAAGGCAATTAAGAACATAAGTGGATTCGCGTTAATAATCATATTAAGAATTCTCATCGCTCCGGCTTGGATGCTGGTTGCTGCCGTTAATAGATTTGTCTTCATAGCTGCAACTAGTTGAGCGGCTCCATAGCCTAAAGCAACGATTCTGCTAGTAATTAGTCCAATATTGAGAATTCCTAGTAATACAGCTGCAAACGTAATGATAGGCAATAACCCCATAAATATGCTGATAACATTCCAGATTGCCACTCCAACGCCAGAGATCGCACCTTTAATAAATTCCCATGCCGGTGGTACCAGCTCAGCAATCCACATAAACACTTGGACCAATACAGATAACCCAATGGTTAAAGCATCAATGAATGGCTGAAAAGCTCCCGACTCCAATGCTACACTTATCATTTCCATTAACGGAATAATGGCTGCCAAAGCTCCAGTTCCAATCTGAACAAACGAGTTATCCACTAGTCCTAGCAGCTTCTGCCACTTGTTAACGGGAGAATCCATCATTGAGGCTAATGATTCTTGCGTCATGCCGGATTTTTGAAGCAGCTTATCCATGGATGAGAGAAACGCAGTAAAATTGCCCTTAGATGAGATAATTTCCGCATTGAAGCTTTTGATTTGGGCATCAGGAATATTAAAATTTTTCGCTAAAGAACTAGTATCTCCGCGCATTGCACTCATAATTGCCTCTGTTGCATCTTTAGAACTCTTGTTTCCTGACGACATCATGCTCATTCGATCGGCAAAGCCAGTAAGCTGCGTGAGTTGATCCGAATTTTTGGTTATAGACATAAACGAGAGTGCGTTTTCTAGAGATTGATTTACATCCGTTCCCGTTTTCAGCGCATTATTCTTGAATGTCTGAAACATCGCAGTGCCCACTTCCGCATTACCTGCTTTTACTTTAAATAGATCTTCAAGTTTCTGTTCCTGAGCAGCAGGAGCGATAGTCGTCTTGACGACAATTTCTCCCGCTTTATATGCCGATTTGGCAAATTTGAAGGCTTTGCTGAGGGCACTCGCTTTCTTTTCGCCTTCCCCCATTTTTTGATTCATTTGTTCGATGCCATCCACGACTTTTTCGGTCATTTGAAGCATTTTTTCTTTATACGAGACAGATTTTGCCGTTGTACGCGTTAATTTTTCTTGCTCTTCCTTCGCCTTAGTGATCTGTTTGACAACCTGTTCGTATCCCTTTTCAAACTGCAGCCATTGACCAACCAACACATCATTGGCCATGTTGTTAAAGTACGACAACGCATCCTTTACACTCGCCATTCCTTCACCCCCTTCTTCTACAACCTATCTCCGCTTCCGGACTCGCTCGAGCTTCTCTTTCTCCACCCGCATCGAGATCATGGCATAGATGGCGGCCCGTTCCCGGACCGACATCGCCATGAGCTGGTGAGGAAGGATGTGCAATTCGTGGAGGGCGTAGTACGCATAGTTCGCGTCACCGTCGCCCTCTTTGATTAGTTTTTTACGTCATCCACCAGATCGTTCATATCGCGGTCAAAACCATTCAGGGCTTGCACCCGCTCGCCAAGCGCAGCGAACTCGCCGGGCAGCAGCATTTTGCGGAGCAGGGATTCTGCACCGAGCACGCCGTAGGATTTTTGCAGCTCGCTGTTTTTCAAATCCGGGTAAATGACACTCGATACCATCAGCTTCGCCATATAGTCATTCGGGTCGATTTCCGGCGTGAAGACGCCGTTCTTGCCCTTGACCTTACGCGTAGCCGCTTTGCGGCACTCCTGGTTCTCTTCCTCCGTGATGCTGCGCAGCTTCCAAGGCACGGGGCTCCCTTCCGCGTTCTTAAAACGAACAGAGACCACGAAATCCTCCGTGATCTCCGCAGACGACTGCCCAGCAAAAAACATGCTAAAATCGCTCATATTCCTTCCTCCTCAATTATGTTAAATATTAGGCCAATGGGTTAAACGGCGTCTCAATCCGCACATTCTCAAACGTGAAGGCCACTTCTTCCTCCAGCGCCTCCGCTTCAGTGTCGAGCGATGCCATAATCACGCTGTCCAGGTTGACCCCTTCCAAAATCACCGTCTGACGTCCCGTGGTCGATCCCGGATCCTCATTGCGCACTTCGATCATTAAGTAGGCGTCTTTGCCGGTTTGGATGTATTCCATCATCAGCTCGCGGAACAGCGTGGTCACATAATAAATGGTCATCGTGCCGCTGCCCTTCCAGCCAATGGCTTTATGCTGTACGGCACGTTGGCCCATCGTTTTCAGCTCGGCTTTTTCCTTCTCCACCGTAGCTTCCAGTGTTTTAATGTAGAACATTTCCTCCATACGATCGCCAATTTTGACGAATGCCTTACCCTCTTGCCCCGAAATCGTGTCGCTTGCCCGCAAAAATGCCATCTTAGACCACCTTCACTTTCATGTATACTTTTTCAATCGCATCCACCGGCTGTACCTTGATATCCACAAACAACACATCGCCTTCCGTGCCCGGCGTCACCACAATATCTTCGTTCGCATCGAAATTCTGGATAGCCCCGATATTCTGCAAAGACGCAAAATACGCCGCGCATTCCGCCCAAAACAGCGTCCGGCCATCCACATTGTTGTCTACCTTCCCGATATAGGACTTCTCAAAAATCAGCTTCAAATCATTCGCAATGCCATCCAGCACACGGACCACACGGTTTTTGGAAAAATGGCGCGCTTTGGCCGGCTCAATCGATGTAAAGCTGTTAATATCCTGCTCGACCACGGCCTTGCCGCCGCTGTAGCTGAACAGGAACTCGCCCTTCGTCAGCGCTTCTTCAATCTCCGTATGGCTCAAGCGAACATCGGTATCCACCGCTTCATCGTAAGCCGCATACGTCAAGGATTCGTTAACCGCTGCCGCAGCAGTGGCTCCTGTGACCCAAGCCACCGCCTTCACCTTGTCTACTATGGTGCCGTCGGTGAGAACAACGCCATTTTTCACGGAGATGATTCCTTCATAATCCGCAGTTGGATAGTCGGACAATACAGCTTGGACCTTCTTGCCTTCCTGCTCGCGAAGCCGCTTGACGAAAGCGGTATACAAGGACTTGAGCGTGGGGTCCGCAGACAACAGGCCAACGGTCTGGAAGTCTTGGACCTCAAGCGCGGCAAGGAAGTCCACATGCTCCTGGTTCGTCACGGTGCCGTTAGCGCCGCCAGTCAGAGCAAATCCTGCTGTAGCCGCCAAATCGCCGGTATCCGGTGCGAAGGTTACGTACAGGTTCGGCTGCAGTTCTGCCGCACTCGCTACTAGCTGCTTGTCCACAACTTTGCCGCTCAGCAGCGTGCTGACCACAAACTTGCCGGGATCATCCACCGCGTTCTCAACAACGATTTGGATGTCATTCCCACGCTCTCCGCCGTAAAGAGCGGTTGCTTTCAGTCCGGCCACAGATCCGGCCGCCTGTACGCCACTGTTCAAGCGGTACAACAGAAGTGTGCCAGCACGCTTGAGGGTTTCTTTTACCGAAAGCAGCTGCGGTGCCGTGATATCATAACCCAGCACCTCAACCAGATTGGTACCTGGTTTGATTGTCAGAATCTTTTGCGGTTCTCCCCATGGAAGGGACAAGCCCAGTGCGGCAATCCCCCTTTCACCTACGCGCCCGATCGGCTGCTCCTGCGATGAGATTTGGGTGTAAACGCCTGGTCTTACTTTGTTGGGTGTTGTCCATGTTCCTCCGGCCATTTAGATGACCTCCTTTTTCAAAAATGTAGTAAGTTGCTCTTTCGCTTGCTGAACGGTGTACGTTTTGCCCTCTTCGAGAATGGCGCTCAGCACATCCTTCTCGCGATTAGTGAATTGATTGGATCGTGCCAGCTGGTGTTTGTTGAATGTCGGCGCTGTGTCTTTTTTACTCATTTCAATCCGCCTCCCTGTTTCAATGTTTGCATCTTGCTTTCCGTTTCGACCTGATCGGTCGTGAGCTGAATGACATACTCTGCGCGAAAAAATCCTTCCCCTGATGTCCCATCATTCCCCGTTGGTCGCTCCCACGCCACTGATGAGGCGCGGCAAGGACGGCCTTCGACATCAAGGGATGTCAGGCATTCCAGCATCTCGTCCATGATCGTTGCCACCGACTTCCCTTCCACTGGTACGTAAGAGATGCGGAAACGAAAACGAGCCGCATATCGACTTGTCGATATCGGCTCGAACTCGGCTAGGGTTAGCTCGGTTTGGAAGTATGGAGCTGGAGGTAATAGGTCGGCATCCTCTTTGGTGATGAGGGGGATGTCGGGGAAGGAGCTGGATAGTTGGGATGCTAGGGCGTTACGTATGTGTTGGGTGAGCATGATGGTGCTCCTTTCGTAAGCAAACTGGTTGATTAAGTGTAAATTTATTAGTTTCATTTTTTACATATAATGAAACATACCACTAACGTAAAACTCAGCACTTCGTTCTACATGATAGTTCCCCTGACTGCATACCATACGGATCCGAAGTGTTAAAGGCTCATTTTTTGCAATCCTATGGGTCCGCCATTCCGTAAAATTTCTATTATAACTCAAATGCTCAATAACTCCGTTATCATTTGAACTAGAGTTCGGTATATTGCTATAGGTTGATAGCCCCATAAAATTGTTCTTTAAATCAATAAAAAAACCAGAAGAACGAAAATTATAATAGTTACTATAACCGAACGATAAAGTAATAAATGGATATGTGATACCAGTTGAATCCAGTACTTCTAAATAACACACAATTGGGATTGGAGGACTATAAGTTTCAGAGCAAGATGTTCTTGAACTACGGAAAGAAATAAATGAGAGCGAGTCTAAACTAGGAAGTGTAAAAAGGTTTTTAGTCATAATAATTGGATTATTGTTATTATAATAAGTTAACGACTCGTTGACTTCAAATAGACTTGGCAATGTTTTGAAATTCCCAATAACTCCAAAAACTGATGCACCTTGCTTTATATTTTCTGAAACTAGAGCAGGCTCAGCTTGCCTTAGTTGCGTCTGTGTTACCTTAATCTCGCCATCTCCTGCCCCTCCCTTTTGATAACCTCTTTCAGGATATACAGCTAAGTCACCATTAGCCCATTTAGATGCCCCGGTAGCAGTTCGAATTCCAGTAAGGTGCTGCATTGTTCCGCGTTTTAAAATACCATCATCATAACCTGAATATCCTGTTAATAAATACTGTGAATCTAAATGCGCATCTGATGTATTTACAACTGCAGGACTTCCAGCAACTCCAAAAATATCGGCACCATAACGAATATTCTCTGTTTTGAGATCTGGGTCGTACGCTTGAATTGTTATCTTTGTGTTAGGTGGGTAATACCCACTATCTACATCCACATAGGTATCAACATATGCATCACCATCTGGATTCGACCATAGACCAGCTTTAAACTGGTTCCCTTTCGTTGGCATTGTTCCTTCAATTAACCCTTCCTCGCCAGAAAACGTCTTACCAGACAGCACGTCTCCAGCTGTAGCAGTCCCTACCTCACCCCCTTCACCCTGTAAGATAAAAGCCTGACCATCATAAACCAATGAGTACACACCATCCTGTTTAAAACTTGCTGAACTACCGCTTGTTTTAAGCACTGGTTTTGCCCCCAAACTATTAATATTGAGCATTGGCGCTCCAGTGCTTGCAACATTGACCTTTACGGTAGCCCGTATCCCAGCTGTAAGGCTTGCTGGCGCAGGCCAGAGATTAACCTCATATACGTTCGCTGTAGGTTGAGTAGTCACTCCATATCCTCCAGTTCTCCCCACAGCCTCATCAACCTTATCCCAATTTTCATTCAGCATCGTCTCGATGTTAAAGGTTTCATTGCCATCCACCATAGGGTCTTTCTTTAACAGTCCTAAATTCGGTGTGTTACTGGACAACTCAAACACCTCCTGCAAATTTGTTTAACGGCGTCTGGCCCAGCTCGCCCAAAGTCATCACGTCATGAATATCGCGTATGAGCAAGTAGTTGAACGCATACGCCACCGCCAGATGCGCTGGCTTGATCTCCTCGATCGCTGCCTTCAGATCCTCCAGATTCGGCGGGATGCCGAGCGTATCCACGAATTTAACCGTGAAGCCCCATTCCTCGGGCTGAAAAGATACCTCGACCGTGCCGCCGTCATAAGCCTCCGCCACGTTTTTCACGAGCGCTCCGGAGAAGGTTCCCGCTCCGCGCATCTTGGACTCCAGTACCGCCCGCCGCTGCTCGATCGGCTTGTTCCGGTCGGTGGGAATACCGAGCTCCATCTCCCAGCGCTCCAGGCCCCAGGTTGCTGTACGGACAAAAAACTGGTCTGCGGCTGAGTTCAGCGCCTGATAAAGCGCGTCCAGCTCGCTGCCCTTGGCATCCATATCGGATTGCATGACGCGGGAAGTCTCGTAATAGGCCGGTAGATAAGAAAACAGCTCGCGACCGCGCAAGCTGTTCATTCGGGTATTATTCACTTACGCTCACCGTCCCGAGCACCGCGACCTGACCGGAGCCAATTTCAATGTTTTGCTGCTCGGTATGGCCGTTAATCGTCAAATCCGAGTAGTCGACGATAATCGGAATATCCAGCAGTACGGCGGCAATACGAGTGTATCTTACCAACGGATCTTTCCTGTTAAAAGCAATCTGCTGTAAATACGTCCGAACGCCATCCTCGATCAGCTTCCGAATTTCGTCCATCGTCGAAGGCTGCTCCTGCGTACGCTGCACTTTGACGGAGATATCAATCGGAACTTCCGCCGCTGGCATCACGGTAATAACGGGACCCGCCGGGGCTACGCCTTCTCCCTGTCCATCCTGCGACGGGTCAATGTGCTGCTGAACGGCATCCACGATATCCGGGCTTGCCGCACGCTTGTCCGTATCCAGTAGATACAGCCCAACGGTGCCGGGCCCTTTCCACAACGGCGCCACTTCCACGCCGCCAACGCCGGCAATCTCATTGGCCCACTGCATGTACTGCGCTTTGTTGCCGCTCGTTCCCTGACTTCGGACTTTCGCGTAAAAACGCTCCAGAAGCGACTGATCGCTTTCGGTATCCGTCCCGCTACGCGTCGGTTCCGGGTTCGTAACCGATGTTACGCCGCTGACCGACGTCATCATAAGCTGAATGACGCCTGCAGGAACATTGCCGCTGCTGCCCGGCATGACAGCTCGGATTGGCGCCGAACCGGTACCCAAATCACTCAGCATAACGCCTGATGTTGTCACATACTCCACGGAGGATTCCCCGGAGCCCTCATCGGCTGGCGTAGCGACATAGGTTCCGGCAGGCACGGTCGTCCCCGGCTTCCCCGTAAACACAACGCTGCCGGACGATGCGACCGCTTCCCGCCGGGTAATCCCATGCTCTGCCGTCCTCAGATCGAGTTCGGCGGAACGGATATCTGGATGATCACTTGCCACGGTGCTTGCAAAGCCTCGACGCAGCAGCTCCTGTGCCCACAAGGCTGCTTCGGACAGCATAAACGCGACCGGCGCCTGCGCATCCCAAATAAAAGAGCCCTCCGACTTGTCGATGTCCGAAGGCACTTTGTTCAGCATGCGGTTCATAATGTTCTCTTCCGTCTGATCCAACAAATACAACGGCAAATCTACCATCAGATCACCACGCTTTCTATGATTTCCGTCTCATCCCGGACGCTCGTAATGCGGCAGCTGAAACGGCAGGCTTCTCCTTCCCAGGTAAAAAGAAATTGATCCACGCTCTCCGTCCGCGCGTCCGCCAGCAGCGCCTCGGTTACCATGCGCTGAATTTCGCTCTCTTGTAGAGATCGGTCGTAGCCTTTGCCCACCAGCTCCTCCAGCTCGCTGCCGTAATCGGGCGTATAGATCAAATGGCGGTAACGCGGCGTACGGATCGCTTTTTCGCACCAGATGACCCAGGCTTCCTTCTCATCCGCAACCGGAATCTTCCGGGTGGGAGTCATCACGAACTCGCCGGCTTCAAAATCATACCGCCAGCTCCGTCCAAAAAAGGCTCCTTCACCCTCCAGTACCTCCGGATCCGTGGCATCCGTCCAAACCATATCCTCGTTTTCGGGAAACAAATTAGCCACCGCTGCTCACCACCTTGCATACAACCACCACGTCATTGCCGCTGTTGACCCGAACGGCCAGCACGCGGTCCCCCGGTTTCAAGCCTTTTCCTAGCTCAAAAAGGGTATCTTCGACTTCATTTTCTTCCACATCAAATGTCATTTCCTGCGGCTGTCCTCCCAAAGTGGCGGTACCAGCAGCCGTATAACGGGGCAAGGACAGCATTCCTGGCAGCTCCGCCACCATATAGTCCTGCAGCTCATGCTTGAAATCATCCAGCTTAAGTCCCGTCGAGGTTATCGTGCCGAGCACGGCCCCTACGCCGCCCATGGCTTGACGGGTTTGCTTGTTCAATGAGGCATATAGGGAGGATGCCAATTGTCCATAGGGGTCTTTATTCAAGGTAAAACCTCCTTTTTACATCGTCATAACTCCCCAGCTCCAGCATCATGCTCCCGGGGTTTCCCAGCTCCCGGCTGACGGAAATCACGAGCAGCTTCATCGAGCCCAGCATGACCGCATCTCCGGCACGGATCGTATTGACATCAGGTGCATTCAGGGAGATCGTCTCCCGAATCCCCCTCAGTTTGCTTCGGGCCAGCTGGCGGGCAGCCGCAGGCGACTTCACTTCATCATCCTGAATGATCGCTTGGAGTTGGCCGTATTTGGCGATATCCTTCTCCTCGATGGCCATTATCTTGGAAGGAACCTCTTGCCCGGTCTCGCTGGCGGCTGTCGCCAGCACCTTGACCTTGGTCGCCGCGCCCTCCAAAGTCCGCGATTGCGTGGTATCCGTGATAGCCTCCAAAATGTAGACTTCTTTGTTCGTTCCCAACTCATACAGCTCAAGACCTGAAGAGATCATCCGCGGATGATACAGCTTGCCGCCGGCTTTGGCCGTCTCCCGCAAATCAGCGAACATGCTGGCATAAATCGACTGCGTCCGATAAACGGAACGCCCCAGCTGCTTCTCGGTATCGGGCAAAACGGCTATTTTCAGGTTCCAGTCCGCCGCATACTTTTTGAACCGCTGGGTGGCGGTCTGCTTCGCCGGAAACAGATATTCATCCTCCGACTTGTCGAGGTATACCGTCCGATCGTACAGCGTGAGGGTCATTCGCTTCACCCCATTGTTGGAGGTTTCCACTTCCCACACGACAGCCGGGTGCAGCAGGGGGACATAATCTTTTTTACCGTATGGAATTCCGCTGATCCGGATCGCCATTCCCGGCGAAATCGGCGGCATATCCGGCGTGACAACCAGATTGACGGTTCCCTGGTAAGCGACTTGTTCAAGCGAATCCCGCAGGTTGATAGCTTCCACCAACGGAGACAGATCGTATTGATCCTGCAAAATCACTTTGTAACTCATGACAGCACCAGCTTCCGGCCGGGTTTGATGGCGTTCGGATCTTTGCCGATCGTCTTCTGATTCAGCTTGTAGATCTGGTTCCATTTCGAGCTGTCCCCGAGCTCTAGTTTGGCGATTTTGGAGAGTGAGTCCCCTGACTTAACGGTGTACGTCTTGTTCTTTTCCTTCATGTCGGCCCGGGGCTTTTTATTTGTTCCAGATGCTCCGCTGCTGCCTGCGGTTTTGGCCACCTTCATGTCGCTCCATGTCCGGAGCGTGATGTCAAAATATACGTCTCCAACTTCCCCGCCCCGGAACGTGGACTGATGGGAGGCGACATACACCGGCACGTTCACCGCCGTCTTGGTAATGACAAATTGCAGCGGCGTTTTATATGCCAGAAACTCGTTAAGTTTATTCATCGCGGTTTGCGGTTTAATATGATCTCTCTCATGGCCTTTACAAAAAGCTGCATCATACTCTTGCGGGAAAAAGGAAGAGAACGATATCTCTTTAATCCGATTCCCTTGCGGAAAATCAAACTCTCCATAGTTGAGAATCGTGGCCGTTTCCAGTCCCTTTTGCCTTGAAATGGTTACCTCTTCCGGATTAACCGGGAATCGGAATGTCATGCCTTTGCCGTTCTTCAAAATAAACTCCACCTTGGGCCCCTCCTTTCTGTATGGATGCCTTCGGACCGACTTCATAATTGCCGTTAACCATTATCTTCAATAGGCCATCGGAGTCGGCTTCCGGTTCTGGGCTGCTTTGCTGAATTCGGCTCTCAGCCGCTGCCCGATCAGAAGAATCAATCCTTCTACATCGATCGGGTGCTCCTCATGCACCGTTACCTGCACCGCGCCTGAAGGTAGATTGTAATTCACGGTTGTCTCCGTTTTGAAATCCATCAGCAGGCCGGATATCGTGCTCATCTGCTCCGGGCTGATCTGAACGGATTGCGGGGACGTCGGCTTCCCTGCTAAAGCTTGGTTTTGCGCTGCACTCACGGGTGGACCTAAAGTACTCTGGGTAGGCGGCATATACGGGCCGTATGTCGGGCTCAATGTTGGATTCGGCAGCAGCGGCTTGCTGAAATCAGTCGGCGCTGGTTTCGGGATGATGGGAGCCGGAAGGGCAGCTGCACTCGAAGGGGGTTCCTTCGGTTGAGCAGCTTCCTTGTCTTTTTTCCCGAAGGAAAACGTTTTGGAGAACCATTTCGACACCGTCTCCTTTCCCTCGTTGAATTTATCACCGATACCGGTAATGGCGCCGCCGACCTTCTCGCCAATAAAGCTACCTACGGTGCCGCCGAGCGTTGAGCCGATCATCGTGCCTGCAACCGGGATCACGGAGCCGACGAGGCCGCCGATCGTGCTTCCGATACCGCCGCCGACGGTAGAGCCTATCGCTTGGTTTCGTTCTTTTCCCGGTTTAGCGGTAGCGATTGCGGTCGCATCGGCTATAAAACTTAATGGGCCAAGTGCGCGTTTACCAAGCCCCTTCATCAAGCCGGAGCCTAGGCCGCTTTTGCCGGCATTTTTCACTGCATTTGCTCCAGTGCTACCGTCAGCTGCCTGTTTTACTGCATCTGATCCTGCACCGGCCTTAACAGCGCTCGCCGCGCCGCCGGAAACGATGCCGCTGGCACCGCCGCCGCCAAATATATTTTTGGCTCCATCCCAAACATGTTTAAGCCCCTTCACTGCCCCTTGTCCGAACGTACCGACAGTTTCTACAAAGTCACCTATTTTTTCTGCTTTATTGCGAGCATTTCCTAACATAGTTGAAGACTTACTTACCTGTTTAGTTTCAGGAGCAGCAGCTTTCTTTGGGAATGGAATTACATTGTTTTTTCCACCCTTTTTATCTTTATAGGATATAGCAGTTTTTTTCTCAGGGGGTTTATTACCAATGGATTTAGTTTCTGCGGGCTTGTTTTCAGGAACTTTATTTCCCCAAGCTCCCTTCATGTCTTTGTACTTACCTTTCATCTGGGTTCCACTTCGAACGGTGGCGCCTACGGTGATAACACCGCCTAAAATGCCTAGAGCAGTATCCCATCCCGATTTTTTACCGCTCCCGCCGCCTCCAAGCTGAAGCGATCCAAGCGCATCCGTAAGCTTATCCACCGCAGTCGTATTCGCGTTCAGCGCAGCGATCATCGGAGAGAAATCAAGCCCTGCCGCTCGCAAATCCACCTGAACACTCGCCTCGATCTGCTTCTGCACGCTCAGATTTAGATTCGTATCAATCTGCTTCTGCACATTCAGCTTCACATTCGCTGAAGCTTGGATGACTTGCGACTTCACCCGCTGCATTTTGGCCAGCAGGTTGTCCAGCCCCTTCGAGGCGCTGTCCTTCAGCACGATTTCAGGTGCCATGCGGGTTCGTCCGATTCGCATGACGCGTCCCTGGATCCGCTCAAAATAACGTTCCATCGCCCGCAGCTCGCGGTTGGCCTTGATCACGTTTTTCGGATCGATGACCAGATTCATGCGGTAGTTCATGGCTTCAGCCATTTCGTTTCACCTCCTGTTCACTTCAAACTCTGACCGGCCATGCCCTCGATCTCCTCCTGGGAGAAAGCGAGCAGCAGCAGGCGCTCGCCTCGCGGGAGCCGCCAAAAATCTCCGGGACGAAGGTGATGCCGGACCCACAGATGATACAGCATCGTCGTCATTCCCCCGGAGCCGATCAGTTTTTTAGGTCAGCAATCTCAACTCCGAAGCCGGACAGCTCCAGCACTTTATCGCCTACGGCATCCAGCTCTCCGGCCAGCAGCATGCGGCGGACCGCCTGCTCACCGCCCGACAGCTTCAAGCGGCTCGTAATCCGGGGATCGCCCCAGCCGCTAAGCGTCAAGCCCTTCACCGACAGACTGCTCGTCGCTTCGGAGATGAGCAGCGCATTAAAGGTTTCGGTATCCACCTTTTCATCCACCGCGCCCTTTACCGTACGGCGAACCGTGCAGCGCTCGCGGATGCTGTCCACCTTGCTTGAAGTCAAGCCCTGCAGCACCATCTGCATATCCAGCCGCTTAATGCGCACCGTCTCCTCCGGCAATCTTTCCGCCGCCTCAAACAGACTGTCCAATATTTGCTCTTCGCTCATGTTCTCGTGCAAGCTCATGCGTATATCTCCTTTACTCATAAAATAGTAACCCACAGCTCAGCGGGCGACGTTCGCCCGAATCAGGCACACCATGCCGGGCGAAGCCCCGCTTATTGACCGCTCTCAAGACGTGCTTAAGGCAAACAGCCTTAAGCCCCCTGAATCGGATCCAACAGCTCGTATCCCTCAAAGGTAAATGAAGTTTCCTCCTGCACTTCTTCACCGGCTGTCCAGTTGGCCAGCTGGATTTTGTCCGGCATGCAGCGGATCAGGCGAACGCGCTCATGGCCGTAGGATTCGGGATCGTCCAGCTTGGAGATGATATCGAATTTGGTGAAGCCGCGGGAGATCATATCGGAAGTAACCTTGTAACCAGTCATCGTGCCGGTTCCTTTTTTGCTGCCGTTTTTGTGCACCGTCCAGTCGTTGCCGACCAGCTTCAGCTCGCGCTTCTCCAATTCCACGCTGGCTTCCAGCTTATTAATGTGCGTCTGCCAGACCCCGTCAATATATGCCTGGCCGTATGTCCCCATAATGACTCTTGAAGCATCCAACATATTAAGTTCCTCCTCGATTTCGATAAGTTTATAAGAAAAACGTTTATGGACATGCATCCACAGAAGACAGTCCGGTTCTCATCTTAAATGTACTGATCGCTCTTCTCGTTATTGCACGTAAAACGTGCCGAACAGCTGCTCCATCACGTCGGTCAGTTTCACGTTCCACTGCAGGAAGACCTGGTCCGGCTCCGGCGCGTTCACGGCGGAATCGCCGTAGTAGGCCGGATCGAGAATGACGTCATAACCGTCCGGCTCGATGACATTGCTCAGCGACAACGAAGCGAGATATTCCTTCACGGCGCCGATCAGCGCGAGTCGGCCTTCCTCGGTGTTGTTCACCTTGCCGATGTAGGTCTGTTCCGCGGCCAGCTGCAAATCGGCATGGATCGCATCCATTACGCGGATGGAACGGATTTTTTTCCAGGCATTGTTTTGGCCTTCCGCCGGATTCACCAGCGTGTTGATGCCGCGCAGCGCCTTCACCTGACGACCGTCGTAGAACAGGACGAATACGCCATTGCGTACGGCCTGCTCCTGCTCGGAGCGCGTCCAGCGGCGTGTCACATCCTCGAATGGCGTTACCGCGTATGTAGCGGATTGGTTCAAGCGCTGACCGGCAATAAGCCCGGCCACGTAAGCAGCCGTCTGCGCGGAACTGTAGTTCACGCCGGACAGACGCACGCCCGTACCCACATTGATGATCCCTTCATGGTTCAATGCAAGCGACCGGTCTGCGGCCAGCTTGGCTGCATCCTTGGAGATGTCGTCCGCCGCGCTTCCGCCGAATACGGCCATCACGCCGCGTCCTTCTTGACGGAGACGCTTTACCCAGGCCGCAAAGCTCTGCAGCAGAGCCATATCCGCAGCATAATCCAGGGCCAGTACGTTAAATTCCTGGCCTTCGACCGCATCCAACATCTCGATATAATCCGCATTCGTTAGGCCGCCGTTGCCGCTCTTGCCTCCAGACAGCGCGGCTCCGTTCACGTCAGCGGGAACGCCGGACGCTTCCAATGCGGTTGCCGTCACCCAGAGGTTCTCGGCATCTTCATTGATCTGAGCCGCCATCGATGCAGCGGATCCGTCCTGGCTGGAAAAGGTGCCAAGCAGCTTGGCGCCTTCATAGAGGCGAAGCTCGCGTGCGGCCGGGTCGATCAGCGACGGCTGCACCGTTACGGAGAAGCCGTTGCCACGGCTGCCCGGGTATTTGGCCTCAAGCTTCAGCACGTCCGAAGGCGTAGCTTCCGCATTTTGAAGCGTCACGCTAGCCGCTGCCGCCGTATTGTCCGCCAAACGATAAGCCAGCAGCTTTTTCGGACCGCCGAGCAAGGCCAGATAAAGCGTCTCGTAAGCGGTAGCGCCATTCTGGCTATCCGCGGAATACAGTTCGGAAATCGCGAACTCGCTTCCGATCTCCACGAACTCCCGCACCGGTCCCCAATTGGCTTTGACCGGCACGACGACCGTACCGCGACTGCCGCCCTGAACAGCCGACGCGGCTGCTGCCTTGAAATTCATATACAAACCCGGCAGTACCGGTTTATTTGTGCTTTCCCATGTTCCACCTGCCATGATTAGACCACCTTCGCTTTCATGAATTGTTGGATTCTTTCTTTGACCTCGGTTACCGTGAACTGCTCTCCATCTGCCCCATACATGGCACCCGCAAGCACTTCCGCCCGAACCTGGAACAGTTCATGGGCGTGTGCTTCAAGTTCCGCCAAGGCATATCGGGGAGCGCTGCTCCCGGGAGCTTCGGATTTGAGTGTTTTTTTCACAGCCATATTGGCCACCTCACTTTAAGATAGGATGAATGTTAACGCGCCTGATCAAGGCGGCTTCCTCCGGCGAACGGTTCTTCCGCTGGGCCAGGGTCAGCTTAATCTGACCGTCCAGAATGGGATCGGCCTGCATATCGGAGGAAATTTCCGCAACGGATACATAACGGCGTTCCTGTAAGTCCAGAACCAGCTGGACCTGGGTGCCAAGCTCCTCCACCAGCCTTGCAGCCGTGAGCTGCTCGTCCGCGGAATCCAGGGAGGCGATATGCCCGATAAAGGTTTTGCGGACCTCGAACATCGAAGCTCCCGCCATTCGGGTCTCGCAGCCGGTCATCCGCCATAATACGGCGTGATCCTCCCGCCCCGCAGGCCATGCCGTATGGTAGATGCGCCAAGGACCACCCAGCATATCTCCTGTCCAGGCTGTCAGCGTATCCAGCCATTCATCCGGCTGTCCGACGGAGCCTGCCCCGGATGCCTGCGGCATATAGATCCCGAATCGCAAGATACGGATCATGCTGCCTGAAACAGGATCAAGCTTGTCGGCCTCCGGAACACCCAAATAATGAAGCTTGAATGCACTTCCGTCGGCTCCGGCAACCCGCTTGCGGTGAAGTCCCTGAATGAGTAGATCCGCCCATCGATCCAATTGCGGCAGATCGGTACGATCCCCATGCAGCTTCAATCGCACCACCTGCCGGTACCCGGCCCATGAGGATTTCCAGACGTCCTCGCCGAGCGTGATCACGGCATATAGCGGTTCGCTTACCCCGTCCGGCGGATGCACGTCATATACATGGCCGTCAAGCTCCGGAATGAGGAATGCAACGGCCTGTTTGACCGCCCCTCTCATTCCGCGGTTTGCCGGACGCTCTCCGGTCGGCCATAGGACAGCCAGCTGCTCATGACGATCACATGCTTGTGCAATATGACCCCCTCCTTTCTTGTCATATAAAGAATCGGAAATGAGACGCTCCAGGCATCAACCGCAGCAAAAAACCGGTCCTTCTCAAGGCCGGCTCGCATCGACTGTGTGCGTGTTCGGTACGCTCTGTTTTGCTTCATTTCCGATAATACAATCTTACACCCCTAAATCGGATGCGCTGACGCCTTATGGGACGTTTCATGCTGAACTTTAAGCGGAATGTCGGCGGGAAATAGTACGAACTCATGTTCGTATTTATAGTTGATTTCCCAGTCTTAACTTGTTTTTCCCGTGAAATGCTGCCTTCTATATTAGAAATAAAAAAAACCAGAGGACGTCCATAATGGAGGTCCTCCGGTTTTGCTCGATGTGATGATCCATGCTCGCGCTTGTCAGCTCATTTTGCTCTTGGCGGCTTTCTCTAATTCCTGCAGCTTCAGCAGTCCTCTGTCCGCCAAAGCCAAGGCCAATTTATAAAAAGCACGGGTGCGGATCTTCGTATACGTGTCCTTGCTGACCGGCGGCTCGAGGATATGGTTGTACACTTTGTAATCGAATACGTCGTCCTGTTTCATGTACCGTTCCCGAATCAGGGTCTGCTCCCGCTCGCCAAGCCGTTCCACGATCGATTCGATCGTTTCGCAATACTGCTTCCTGGCCGCCGGCATATCTACATTATATATGGCAACCGCTGCCGTTTGGTCCGAGGTGACGTTGGTCGGTCCGTGGAACCTCTCCGTGTAGGATGCGGTCACGCTCATCTCCCTGACTTCGAATGTAATGGTTTTATAGATGCGATATTTTTCGAATATCGCTTCAACGGCGCTTTGGGTCTTTCTGCGATCCAATTCCGGTAACAATGGATTCATTCGGAAACACTCCCCTTTTATTGTCATGGTCAAGCTTACAATTTGCCATTTGGCAGAAGTCGGTTCTTCATCTCATGTTCGCATATTGTTCGTATTTTTCATTAATATACCACTATTTGGAGACCGGCGTAAACCTTCAAATGGACGAACTATATAGAGGAATATGGGACATCCCTCTCATTTTCTTGCCTTTTGGCAATAATCCTCTCTTTTATTTTACCTGTTGGCAAAGGATGGTAATGCGTTTATACTATATGTAGATGTTTCAGATGGACTATGGTGAGGAGTGGCCGGAACGTGGAACGCATATTTGGATCGTACTTGAAAGAGATGAGGGAGAACAAAGGCTGGAGCATCAATCAGTTGGCCCAGGCCGCCGACATCAGCGGATCGCAGATCTCGCGGATCGAGAATGGGCTGCGGGGCATACCCAAGCCGCAAACACTGCGCAAAATGGCGGAAGCGCTCGAGGTTCCCTATGAAGAGCTAATGAACAAAGCAGGTTATCTGCAGCAGGATGCCGCCAAGCACGAAGAGATACCGGCTCCCGCTTGGGCAACTTCCAGGGATAAACGGGATTTCAAGAAAATGCTCGAGGATGACGGCGAGCTCATGTTTGACGGGGTCCCTCTGAGCGGGGAGGACAAGCAGCGCATCAAGGACGTCTTGACCGGACTGTTCTGGGAAGCCAAGCAGATGAACAAACGCAAGAAATAA